GTCGCCGCGGGGGTGGGCCGGGGGCCTCCCCCCTCCCTCTGATCGGCGAGGATCAGCGCGCGGCCTTGCTGCGCAGCTTCTTCACAAACTCTTTCGTGATAAGAAACTCACTGCAGCCCTGATATGCTGTTGCGTGAACAGGAACAGGCTTCGGCGCGCGGTTTGTGGTTCCGCCCTGGTACAGGCCGGTATCGCTGCGGTAATTGGGGAAGACTTGCTGCGTCCATGTGAGGATCACGCCCTCGGCCTCTTTCACATCGGCAGCGTAATTGCTGGTAATCTCATCCAGCTGGGAAAGAATCTTACTGAGGCCCGCCACATATTCGGCGGCAAGGTCTTTCTCATACCGGAGCAGACTGTCGATCACTCTGTCGCTCTCCTCCTCGGTTACCAGCTTCCGGCTGCGGAGCATCTCCGCGCGCTTGCTGAGAAGCTCCCTGCGCTCGATGGCATTATCCAGGGCGCGCTTGGCTTCGTGGTTCCGGTCAAAGTCCAGATCGGCAACGGCCTGCTCAATCGCGGCCCGCGCTTCCGCTTCCGCTTTGCGCTCGGCCTCAATCTTCTCCTGAATGTCGGCAAGCTGCTGGGCCTGGTCTCCGATCATCTCCTCGATCCGTTCCCGGACTTCCGCGGCTGTGTTTTTCATTGGTTTTCCTCGCTTTCAATTTTACTATCCCGGCCTCGGAAATTCAATCGCGCCGGGCTTGATTCTCTATGGTATGTCGTAAAGTTAGTATGCGTTTCAAGCCTCAAAGGCCGCGAGGGCCTGCTTTATTTTTTGACGATTGGAGCCGTCAAAAATTTGGTGTAATGAAAATAACCGTACTGGTTTTCTAAGCCCTCATTCAGCAGGATGATCGCGTCCGGCGGTATGGTTACCGGTGTTCCGGCCTCCACATACTCGGCCTTTACAATCGGCTTTTTCATGCCGCGGGAGCAGGAATAAACCTGCCAGCCGTTCGGGGTGGTATCTTTCCCCTCTTCCGGTCTTTCCTTTGTCATGTATCTGGAAAGATCAATCCAGCTGTTTATGGTCTCGCCCTGATCGTGTCCGGCGTTGAATAAGGTTTCTATATGAACATTGCCAAAGGGCCACAGGGATTCTAATTCCTCTATATCTTCCCGGAAGCCTACAGCGTTGATTGTGGCGTGGTGATGGTATCGGCCTTTGCCGTGTTTACATTCTATAGACCATACCCAGCATAACGGCTGCCCTCTTCGCCTGCGGGCGTCCCTGATCCTCCGGATATATTGCGCTTTGTGTTTCTTCGCCTCGCGCCGGTTCTTCGGTTCCTCCCCTTTGCTATAGGTAAGGGTGACGAAATAGTCCCGGCTGCTGAAATTGCAGGCAAGCAATTCCTCCAGATGTTCCTGGGCTGTCCTGTGGTTGGCGGCTTTCTTCGCCTCGCGTGAGGTCTTTCTTTTGTCTCTGCGGGCCTGCGGTGTATCACGCGGCAGCTGGATGGATGATTCTATAACCTTTTCCAGATTGCCCGCTATGATGGTTTTCCGCCTGCGCTTCATTTTTTCAGCTGATCCCGGATTAAGGCCTCGCGCTCTTCAACGGTTCCGTAATGCTCCGCATATTCCTCCCGCGATACGATGATGCCATGTCCTAAATAAACCTCGTCCGGAGATATGCCCTCATCGAAATATGAGGATGCAGAGAAAATGCGCGTAGCCTCTTCCGGATTCTGCAGGGCAAGCGCGTCAAGCTTTGCCTCGGCTGCGGCTGAGATTCTCTCATACTCTTTCATGCCCTGCTCAAAACTGATTCCATCATTGCAGGCTATTTCAAAGGTTCGCGCTGCCTCGGCAAGTTCGGACAGGATCACATAGCTGCCGGGCAGAAACTTCTCCCTGGTTCGCCTCATCCTCATTCGCTGTCCTGCTTTTTCTGGAGGTAATTGCTTACCAGTTCCTGAACAACTGTAACTGCATCCTTTCCGATTGCCATCAGCTCTTTGATGTTCTGATAGCAGGCATGGATATATGCCTCTGCTGATCGGCGCAGCACCTCAATCTGGTTTTCCTCTTCGGACAGGCCTGCAGCCATCAGCTGTGCATATTCGTCTGCCTCGATATAGATAACAGTACTCGGCATTTCTGCATCCAGGATGGTCGGAGGCAGTTCACGCCCATTAACAGAGATTTTTACAATCGTTTCTTTCATGCCGGTTCCTCCCTTGGCGGGCCTTAAATCAGGTATAAGATACGGAAAAAAGTAAGATTGTCAAGAGCAAAAGAAACGCGCTCCTCGGCGCGTTTCTGGTCTTTTCTTTTCTTTTCCTGTCCTCTCTTCTCTGCTCCGGCTGAAAAATTTTTATTATTTTTTTTCCGCGGTTTTTCCCGCAGCTGTTCGCTGCGGTTACCAGCTGCCCGGATTCGCCTCCGCTGATCGGCGGCAGACTCGCCGGGCCGCTGGTCTGATTGCCCTGCATCTGATCGAGAACAGGCCCGGCGCGGATCGGCGACAGGCCTGCTCTTTTTCGGGTGCAATTCCGGAGTGCGGGATCTCGCGGGTGCTTTTCTACCGATGCAGCCCCGCCAATTCGCAAAATCTGAGAAAGCCCGCTTTCGGGATTCTTACCCTTGATCCCATCACAATAACAGGAAAGCCAAGCTTTTTCGGATCGGCTCTTGCCTGCAGGGTGATGGTGTAAGAATCGCAGCGCAAAACGTGTGAGACATCCGCAGGCGTCAGCATTTCCTTTTCGCTCTCGCGAATATCCTGCAAGGTTAGCTTTGTTTTTTTCTTTTCCATGTCTTCTCCTCGCTGGCTCCTCGCTGGGCCGCCGGTCTGATCCCGGAGCCGGTTAATACCTCCGGCGGCTCTCTGTCTCAAATTCTGCAGCAGGCCGGAAAAGATCGTTCGCCGGGTAATAATCGAAATAGCACGAAAAGCTGCTGATGCCATATCGGTTTTTTAAGCAAAGCAATTCAATCTCGCGCGGTTCTGCTGCCTTTGCCTCCCTGATCCTGTCGCGCTTTTCTTTCAGCTTGCCCTCTTTGCCGAACAGTTCCTCATTGATGCAGCGCAGCTGCAGGCCGTATATCACATCTGCGCTGTATTCTATGCTCCCGGACTCTTTCAGCGATTCAAAGGAAACAGGGGTAAGATAATTCATTCTGTTTAAGCTGCTGATAACGAATACTGTTATATCAAGCTCCCGGCTCGTGCGCTTTAATTCTGTGACAGTGCTGTCTATCAGTTCCTTTGTGCTTTGCTTCTGCTTGGGATCGCCCTGCAGAATCTGCAGATAATCAATTATCACAACCGGCTTTGTTCCGGTTCTATCCATATAGCTCTTGGTGTAGTTCCGGATAAAGGAAACATCACAGGAAAAATTTCCCTCCACAATGGAAAGCCGGTCTTGTATCTGATCCTTATAATCGGCGATGGCATCTAAGATGGTATCATCTGTTACGCCCTCCCGAATCTGCAGGGCGGTTGCCGCGTGCGCCGGGTCAGAGTTACAAGTGTATCGGGCGATACTTTTGCTTACCAGTTCGAGACAGGATTGCTCAAGAGAGAAGAATATCACATCCGTTCCGGCTGCGGCTATCTGATCGGCGAGCTGCAGGGCAAAGCTGGTTTTGCCCAAAGAGGAAATAGCAGCGATAACATACAGTCCCGAATAAAGGCCGCCCGCCTGCTTGTCGAGGTTGGGAAAGCCGGTCTTTCTTCCGCGCCCCTCTCGGAATCTCTCTATCTCTCTCCGCATGGCGGTATCAATATAGTTTGCTGTGTTCGCCGGTTTTTTCGCCTGCGTCTCGGCGGCTCTCACTCTCTGAATAAAGCTCTCACGCCCGCAGGCCACGAGGGCCTCGTTCGGGTCTTTGCAGTCCCCGCAGATTTCCGCGCAGCAGTCCTGATAACTGATATTCAACCTCTTCAATCCGACTGCAAGTTTCAGAGCCGCTTTTTGCCCGGGTTCGTCATTGTCAATGCAGAGCAGCAGCGTTGCCTTTGTCGGTCTTTCCTCCAGCATTTCAAGCAGCTTGTCTGCGTTTCCGGTTCCATTTAGGCCTATGGCATCTCCGCCCGCCTCGATGATGGAAACTGCATCCAGCGCGCCCTCTGTGACGAACAGAACGCCTTTTCCCGGATAAAGCAGGCCGTAGGGGTCAAAGATTCCGCTTTTTGATCCTCCGGGATTCAGATACTTCTCTTTGCTGCTGTCATCCATTCTGCGCGCTGTGTAGAATGATTCTGTTATTGGAATAATCAGCCGCGGCGATTTATAGCCTTTTCCCGCCGGGTCTGCCTCCGGGTCAAAGCCTATTCCGCATGATTCCGCTGCCTCCCTGCTGATCCCTCGCGCGGTCAGATAGGCGAGGGCTGCAGGATCGGCGAGCCGTTCGCGGCAAAGAGCATAGTATTCTGAGAAGTCCGGCAGCTGCTCCGGTTTCGCTTTCGCCGGTTTGTCGCCGGTTGCCGGAGAGGCCGGCTTGCCCTCGCTCTGATCGCCGGCAGCTGCTCCGGCGGTCGCCCTGGGTCTCAGATCATCGAGAGGGATATTCAGCTTTTCCGCCGCATATTCGAGCGCGCCTTTAAAGTCAAGCCCCTGTTCTTTCTCCAGAAGATCGAATATATCTCCGCCCTGCTGGCAGCTGAAGCAGTGCCATGTATTGCTGTCCTCGTAGAAATGAACTGCTCCGGTCTGGTTCTGCTTGTTCCCGCTGTCGCAGTATGGGCAGATATAGCCTCCCTTTTTCGCTTTTCTCAGATAGTCCCTGCAGCTGATCCTGTCCCGGACAATCTCTTTCGCTCTGTCTCTATCCATGCATCGGCCTCCTTTGGCGGCTTTATTATCTCGCTGCGGGCCGCCCTTGTCAAAAGGGGCGGCCTGCCTATTAGATTATTAAAATATTAAATATTGCGGCAAATGCCGATGGGCCGCAAACGCCCTAAATACGGGGCTTTGCGGGCATTTTTCTTTGCAAAAAGTACCCCACAGCCCAGATGAAAGTACCCCACAGCCCAGATGAAGTACCCCACAGCCCAGATGAAGTACCCCACAGCCCAGATGATTTTCCGGGGCTATTTTGGTCGCCCAGAGTGTGTTATGATGAGTTTCTTTTTCAAAACGCTTTTTGTTGGCGGTCTGTATTTTGGCTTTCCGTCTTTCCCGGTCGTTACATCTGCTATTTTGAGATTTGCAAAGTAGAGATGTACATCTGACTTTTCTAAAATGATCCTGTAGGCGGCGGTGAAAGTTCTGTCTAATACCTTGTTGTAAGCGTTTGCTTTGTGTTCTTTGTCGCTGTTTTCAATTTCTCTGAGCTTGTAGGCGAGCTGGGGGCTTCTTTCTATGAGGGAGCTATATTGTACGCTATAGGTAAAGGTCTTTTCTCTTTGCCTCTGTGACAGCTCGAGAGCGTCCTGTTCTGTGGCGGGTGCGTAGATTCTTTCGGTAACTGTTTCGCTGCCGTCTGGGAGTGTGGTCTTGACGGTTTCTTTCTTCAATCGTTTCTGGGCCGGTGCTTTATAAGTCTGGTAGTCCGGGCGGCTCCGGCCTCTGCGCAATAGGCCATTTAGGATAACGCTTGCAAGCTCTACGGCGGCGGTGTTCTTTTCGGTCATGACATCCGGATGCAGCAGGCGGTTGAGCCTGTCGTCTTTTATTTCGGCGAGCCGGAAAAAATAGGGTGTCGCAATTCGAGCAACCTCTGTTTCCTCGTTATAGCTGGTTAACGCAATCATTCTGTAAAAGCTCTTTCCTCCGTCCGGAGTACCGACGAGATTGTCAAAGGGCGCAATGAGGTTGAGAAAATAGTCTCTCCGGAGAGCAGCGAGGTTTTTGCTTTGTGCGTCTCGTTTGGCGGAGGTCGGTCTGGGGTCTATTCCGGAGGCAGTGAAAAAGTCCGGTAGATAGAGTTCTACGCTGTCAAGCTCTGGCTGCCATTCGTTTTCATAGGCAGCGAGGGCTTTTGTCAGAAGTGCTGCAAAGGCTGCAGTGTGATACTCTGTTAAATCCTCCAGTTTCCCAGCTAAGGAAAGTTTATTGAGTTTCCCTTTTTCATCAAAGGCAAAGTCTTTCGAGCTTCCCGGCAGCCTGTAAATAGAATTGCTGTTGAGGGCATCTTGCAAAGCCTCGGATGAGTAAAAGGTTAGGTTTTTAATAGGGCCAAGTGCGCCCTGTTCATCCGCCGCTTTTCTCTTCTGGAAAGTTGCGGCGCGCCTCGCTTTTGTAAGCGCAGCCTCCAGCGTGTCCCGGATCGGCTCGGGGATGGGCTTGCCTAAAACAGAATCGCGAACAGTAATGCCGTCAAGCTCTAAGAACACTTCAATTTCTTCTGTGGTTGTGTTTTTAAAGCCGGGCTTTTCGTGGAGAGAGGGCAGCTCTTTTTCTATAAAAGGCCGGAGCTGTAATCTGCGTTCGCGTCCCGCCCTCAGATTGTCGATTATGATCTTATATGCGCCGGTCATAGTGCTGTCCGGCTCCAGAAGATTTAGTAAGTGCTGAGGCACTGGCGCGCGGTCTTCCTGATTCAGATAGTTTACCAGAGACGATAACAGAATTAATTCTGTCAGATTGAACGCTGCCGCGTCTTTTGTCTCTAAGGTTGGAAAACCATGCAGGTTTATTTCGCTGACTGCTGCAAGCTGGGCCTCAGTTGCTGTTTTCGAGGTTTCCTTTATATAGGCCTCAATCTCTGAGAGGTCGAGGCTGCTCAGATAGTCCCGGAATTTAGCTGCATTGAAGCGTGGGCTTTCCGGGTCGAGTTCCGGGTCATCTGCCGTTTTGAATTTTAAGACTGTAGGCAGTTCCGGCTGTATTTCGTAGGCATCAAAGCCCTCAAAGGCTTCTTGTATCATGCCAGCGTCCTGATCGGCGGGGATCGGTTCGCCCTGGGTCTTGTTCTCTTCCATGTAATCGCCTCCCGGCATTATTGCATATCATGCCACGCTTTCACCTGTTCATAGAAAGCCGCATTATCAGCCATGCTCTTTCTGAAAACGAAGTCGGTAAATTGAGCTATAGACATACCGCGGGCGCGGGCCATGATGGTGATATACTCGTATATGTCCGGCTTAAAGCACATATTGATTCGAGGCATCGCAAAGCCTTTGCGGCCCCTCGTCTTTCCGTTCTGCTGAGCAATTCGGAGTTCCTCCGCTGTGGGCGGGGTGTTCTTCTCTTTCGGTCTGGCCTCCTGTGCCGGTTCCGGATCGGCGGGAGCCGGAGCAGCTGCCGGGGCTGCCTCTTCTGCTGGCAAGTCTGCTGTGAGTTCATCGGAGAGCCGCTGCGCTCTCAGGGCTGAGAAGTTTTTCTTAGTGTTGGCCATTGTTATTTTTCCTCCATGATCTTTTTGTATAGTTCCATATAATCAAGCGCGGGCTTTGATTTTGGGGCATATTCAAAGAGGTTTTTCTGCAGGGCCTGTGCCTCTTGGATGGCTACGCCTCTCCGGATCGCGCCCATATAATCGAAATTGAATTTCTCTGCGGTGCTTATGATGTTTGCTTTCATTTGGCGGGAGATGGTGGTTCGGTCTTCATGCCGGGTGAGGATGATTCCGGCAAAGCTCAGCTCCGGTTTTATCTCTTTCATGGTAGTTCCGAAAAAGTTGCAGAGGCCCTGATAGCTGAAAATATCAGCATAAAGAGGGATCAGCAGGCCGGTCGCTGCCCGGAGCGCGTTATATTGAAATTCTCCGGCGGTTGGCGGGGTGTCTATGACTATAAGGTCATAGGGTGTTTTTAGAGATTCGAGGGCTTTCTTTAAGCGTGTTTTGCTCTTCTCCGGTTTTATAAGGGTGTTGTACTGAGAAGCGGGGATAATGTCGGGGCCTGTCGGGCTGTGCTGGATGAGTTCATCTGCGGAGGCTGTCCCCTCCAGCAGCTCGAGGCTCGTTCCCTGATTCTGATCGGCATCGAGCATGAGGGTCAGATTAAACTGCGGGTCGAGGTCTATAGCGAGGGCTTTCTTTCCCTGTGCAGCTGCGGCCTGTGAGAGTGCTGCGGCTGTGGTGCTTTTTCCTGTTCCTCCCTTTTGGTTAACGATGGCTAAAATTTTCATTGTCGGCATCTCCCTTTGCATATGATTTCTAATTAAGCTATTGTATCTTACTTCAAGAAAAAGTGTCCGGAGAGGACACAATCGCCCGCCCTGGGTCTGATCGGCGACAGCTGCGCCCGGTTACTCTCCTCGCGGATCGTCCCATTTATGTTTTGATCTCTGCGCCTCTCGCAAGTCTATCAGATTTCCGTTTTTGCTCTGATCGAGGAAAAGCTGGTAATGCTTCCGGGCCTCTCTTACGCCTCCGGCTGCAATGGTTAAGCACATGGCAATATGCGAGGCCTCTGTATAATTGTCTATTCCTGCCGGATTCTGCCGGTCAATCTCCCGCAGCGTTTCTATCAGTTCCTGTTCTGCCGGTGATAACTCCAATATATTTCCCCCCTCCCCTCATCTGATCGCGGCCCGGAGGCTGTCGAGCTGCGCCGGGGTGAGTGTTTTAATAAAGTCTACCAGCGCGGGCGCAGCTGCCTCCGGTTTCGCCTCGCTGTGGTAGAACGAATAAAGCCGCTGTGCTATGTCTGCCTCTTGGCCCTCGGTCTGATTGTGCAAGTATATCTCGGTTGTCGCAGGGTTCTTATGCCGCATATATTTCTGAGTGATATACAGGTCTCCGCTGATCGTCATCACGCAAGTTCCGGCAGTATGTCGTAGGCTGTGCGCGGTGATCCTCTCGCTGTCATATCCGGCGGCCTGCATGGCGTGCTTAAGCATTGTGCTTATCGTAGTGGATGCGATGCGCTTTCCTCTGCTGCGGTTTCCGGTGCTTACAAATAAGGGGCTGCTGCCGGTCGGGTTATCGCTCCGGCTTTGGATGTAGTCATCCAGCGCGGCTTTTACCTCCGGCGCGAGGGGCTTTCGCGTGTCCGGCTCGCTGCTCCCCTTGCCCCATATGTAAAGATAGGCCTGCTCGTTTTTGGTTTCTATATCTCGAACATTTGCCCGCGAGAGTTCTATTGTCCGGAGGCCGCAGCAGACTGCGAGCAGAAATAACGCTCTGAGCCGGTTTCCCTGCTCTGTGGCGCGTTGCACTCTTCCGGCAGTATCTTTTCCCGCCTCTGCTGCTGCAGTGCGCTGTGCGGCTGCTGTGGCCTCTATGCTGCGCTCTATCCGGAGGACATCTGCAGGGATGAGAGCCTCTTTCCGGTGAGTGTCGCTGCGGATGCTTGGTGCGTGGATGCCTGCGGCGATATTTGGATATTTGCCGATTTCAGCCGTCCATTTGAAAAAGGCTGCCACAGTGCGCAGATATTGGGCAATCGTGCTGGGTTTGCACGCTGGCTGCATCGGGACATTGCCGGGGCCGGGCTTATGCCTCCATCCGGTCAGAGGATCGTAGCAGATCGCCTCATGCTCAGAAGAGAGGAAAGCCCGGTAAGCGAGTATATCGTCCCTTGTCGGGGCCTCTATGCCCTGATAGTGCAGCCATGCAGAAAACTGTCGCCAGTTTTTCGCATAGGTTTCTGTGGTCTTTTCGCTGCGGTCTATGAAAGCGAGGAAAGCAGCGAAAAGGGAATCAATGTTCTGCTCGCTGGGGATCGGCGCGGGCGCGCCTCTGATCGTGGTTATCTCTAAAGCCTCTGGCATGATTTCTTCCCTCCTGTCCTTAGCTGCCATAATACGCTGCTGCACGCCCTCGGTCAAGTGTAAATGTAGCAACAAGCGGTTACAATGCGAGGGCAACATAACAAACATATAGCGCAACAGGCGCGAAAGGATCAAAAGGGGCATATCAAGCAAAGCGCGGTTATCTGACATTCTGAACAATGCGAGCCTGTAGAGAAAAAGCGGAGGCCCGGCGGCTGTCCCGGAGATGGAGACGGCAGCTCGCCGGGCTTATTGTAATTACTCGCCTCCGCCTCTGGCCTGCCCCCTCGCGATGTTCGGGAGCAGACCGGCGGCTTCGGCGAGGGCCGCGCTCTGATCCCCGCCTCCGGCAGCAACTGCCCCCTCCGCTGCGCTGTGGGAGCAGTAGCAGCCTCCGGCTCCGGGGCAGTCTCGCGCGCTGGTAAGAAAAAGCGGAGGCCCGGCGGCTGTCCCGGAGATGGAGACGGCAGCACGCCGGGCATATTGTAACTACTCGCCTCCGCCTCTGGCCTGCCCCCTCGCGATGTTCGGGAGCAGACCGGCGGCTTCGGCGCGGGCCGCGCTCTGATCCCCGCCTCCGGCAGCAACTGCCCCCTCCGCTGCGCTGTGGGAGCAGTAGCAGCCTCCGGCTCCGGTTCCGGTTACCAGCAGAACGCCCGGCGGCAGTTCCGGAGATTCCTGTACAACTGCACGCCGGGCTTATCGAGCCGCGAAAATGCCCGCTGCAGCTGATGGCTGCGCCCGGCATGATACTTTCTTCTGCCGGGCTTCTGCTATTCGCTGCTGCGGGCATCTTTTGGCGCGTGATTAACATATATCTCTATTGATGCTTCAAGTGCATAATAAGCAAAGGGCGGTTATCTAACATCTCAAACAATGCGAGCTTATGGAGGAAAGCAGAAGCTCGGCGGCTCCGGTTTCGGTTACCAGCAGGCCGGAAAATTCCTGGCCCCTGCATCTGATCGAGAACAGGTCCGGCGCGGATCGGCGACAAGCCTGCTCTTTTTCGGGTGCAATTCCGGAGTGCGGGATCTCGCGGGTGCTTTTCTACCGATGCAGCCCTCGCTCTGATCCTGGAGGGCGTAGAAAATGCCCGCTGCATTGAATAGGCGCGCCCGGAAACATCAGGACTTGCTCCCGGTTGTTTCTATTCGCAGCAGCAGGCACTCCGGCAGGCAGCCGTCCAGGCTTATGTACGCTGCCTATATTGCCGATATGATAAACTGCGTAGCACACTCCCTCCACGGCAGGAGGCAAATTTCTCGGGCATGTGCGAGAAATTTGAAAACTGCGCAGTATTATCCGATTTTATTCCGGCTCTTCCTCTTTGCCGGTCTTGGCGGCGGCAAGCAAGGCCTCCGCATTGATGGCGATTTCTCTTGGTACTTTTCTTAAACGATAAGGGAACAGGCTGCAGCTCGTATAATCGCATCTGGGTATATCATTCGGGCAGCCTCCGCAGCAGCTGAGGCAATGCTGATAGATCGCGTACAATATCAGCTTTGTTACTGCTGCTTTATACATCATATCGCAGCCCTCCCCGCGGTTTGAGCCTTATCCCATCCTGCTGATAACGCGGTAATCTCTTACCAATTCAACAATATCATTAAATTCCCTTACGCTGCTGGCGTCAATGCTGGCGGTAAAGTTCTCAATATAGATACTGCCCGCGCCTCTGGATTCCTGCGCGCTCAAGATTTGGCTGCCAGCTGGGAGGTTAACCAGCTCCGGCCCGGTCTCGCCTACCCAGGTCAGACCGCCGCGCCAGTTGTCGTTGCCGCCCGCGTTATTTCCAAAGATATAATTGCCGGATTTCTTATCGTAATACAGACCAGTTGCCGGGTCGAATCCGTAGCCGGTCATATCCATGCCGCCATATTCCTGGTAGCCGGACATCGCGGCGGACATTGCAGCAGCTGTGCCGTTCCATTGCTGCAGGTTGCTGAATTGTCCATATTGGGCATTATATCCCAGGGCGGTATTCCACTTCTCCCGGCCTGCAGGGTTCCAATAGGTAAGAAAACCGATTGTAGCGTTAGCAGTATCTTTTATCCAGGCAAGATCACCGGCGAGGCCGTGGAGGATTTCATATACAGGCCTGATCCTGCCCTCCGCGCTGTCTACCAGGCCGAGAAGCTCGGCAACAGGCTTCAGCATCCCGGCCAGCTGCGCATAGATTTCTCCCACGCCCTCAATAATGCCGGAGCCGATCAAGGCCTTTCCGGCATTGGTAACAAGCTCCTGGAAACTCTCTAAAGCCTCCGTAGCTGCCGGAGCGAATTGCGCGGCAATCTGCCTTTTCAGACCCTCCCACTCAAGGTTATTCTGCTGGATTTGATCGTCCAGCTTTGCAAGGGCAGCAATCTGATCCTCTGTCAGAACGTAATTCTCGTTTGCTGCGCTCATATAGCCGCGCAGGGCATCTGTTCCCTGCTTGTAAATGGGCGCGAGTTCCTGGGCATTTTTGCCCAGGAGTTCCATTGCAGCAGCATCTCTTTCCGTTTCGTTTCCGATGCTGCCCAGGGCATCTACAACCTCAAAGAAAACCTCTTCTGCGCTTCTGAGGGTTCCGTCCTGGTTCGTGATCTCCACGCCCAGGGCGGCAAAGCTCTCCGCCAGGGCAGCGTTTCCGTCTCTCGCGCTGTCCATGTTTTTTGTGAGCTTTGTCAGGCTGCCGGTTATTGTGTCCAGGGAAACGTCAATCAGATTTTCGGAGTATTCCAGCTGCTGCAGAAGCTCTGTAGAAAGCCCGCTGACGAGGCTTTCTGTGAGCAATCCGTCAACATCTGCAGCAACCTCGACTGTAACTTCCTGCAGCTTCTTTATGCCCTCAATGGCTGCGGCAACGGAAGCCGCAGCGACAGACAGGGCTACAACCGTTCCGGATGAAAAGCCTTTCATTCCGGCGAGGGCTTTGCTGAGTCCGTCCGGCAAGTGAACGCCAAAATTCTCCGCCAGCTTGTTAACGGTGTCACCCAGGCTAAGCATGGTTTTGCCCTCGTCCTGCATGGCGGCGTTGTTCGCCTCGATGGCGTGCTGCAGGTCAAACTGAGCCGCTTCGGCATGGTTCAGCTGCTGAATCCACTTCTGCGTCCGGCTGTCCGATTCGCCGTATTGTTCCGCGGACTTCTGCACGGCCTGGCGCAGCGTTTCAACCTTTTCTTTCTGCTGGAGTAACTGCCTCTCCAGCAGTTCGCCTTTCTTTGTCATGAACTCCATGCTGTCGCTGTTGCCCTGGTATTCGGCCTGCAGCTTCTTCATTTCGGACGCCAGCGTCCTGTTTCCACTGTTAAGCTCGGTCAGGGCCTGCTTATATTCTCGCTCACCGTCAAGCTCTACACGAGCTTTTATTGTCCTCGTGGCCATTCTGCTGCCTCCTTTTGCGCGCCCTGGGCGTGGTTAATCGTTACTTTCCTCCGGAGTATCTGCTTTATCTTTCTTCGGCCTGTGGCCCATTCTATAGGGGTAAAGCGGGCATTTAACGGCAGGGCAGAGCCTCGTTTCTTTTTGGCTGCCCCCGCAGCACTCTATGCAATGCGCCCGGATCGCCTTTATCGGTGTCATTCTAAGCGTTTCCATCCATTACGGGCGAGGATAGGATCGCGGGCCAGCGTTTTCTTTATCTGGCTTGCTTTCAGATTTAGATTCCGCGGAACCGTCCGGCCCAGGATCGAGGGGCAGCCGCATCTGCTTCCCCGCAGCTATGGCTGCCGCTTGCCTATCGTACAGATCAGCAAGATAGGTCTGATATGCTTCGTTATAGTCTTTATTGGCCTTCTGGTAATCCTCGCGGGCTTTTTGCATAGCTGCAAGGGCCGATTCTTGCGCGGTCATCTCTTTCTGAGGGTTCAAGCATTTATCAGCCCATTCTGCAAACTGATCGCTTGTGCTTTTCTTCTCTTCAGCAACGACGACATAAACAGGGACAGGCCGGGCCGGAGGGTCATGCGGTTTGCTGTCCGGCTCGAACATTTCGTTGAAAAAGTCTGCAAATTGCTCTCTTGTTGGCTTTGACATTCGTTTTTTCCTCCATGCGTTCGCGGTCTGCGCGCGCGGATCGCGTGCGCGGCCCGCGCGTTCTTCTTTTCGCGCCCGCGGTTCCCGGCTTCGCCGGAAATTTCCCCTCTCGGGGGGATTTCGGCGCCTGGGGTGG